TACAATACGGAATCGGGTCTGATATCGTTTTGTATACTCCAGGAGCATAATTTTACTTAATAATGATTAAGGGGTAGGTAAGCCTTAAAGCCTACCTGCCCCTTTTTATTTAACCAAACAAAAAAACATAACTATGGCCTGTGATTTATCATTAGGAAGACTAGAGCCCTGCAAGGATAGCGTTGGTGGATTAAAAGCAATCTACTTCGTTAACTTCGGTGACTTAGGTGCAATCACATACGATGTGACGAACACCGATGTTATTGACGCTATTGCTGGCACTCCTTCCGCATACAAATACGAGATTAAAGGTGCTTCTTCCTTTACTCAAAACATTCAGTCAGATAGACTAACTGGAACAACTGCTTTCGAACAAGTTCTTGAGGTTACCCTTAAGAAACTTACTGTTGCAGACCACAAAGAATTGAAGTTGCTTTCTTACGGAAGACCTCACGTTATCGTAGAGGACTACAACGGAAACTTCTTTTTAGCAGGTCTTGAGCACGGAATGGAAGTTACAGGAGGTACTATCGTTACTGGAGCTGCTATGAACGAACTTAGCGGATACACCCTTACCCTTTCAGGTATGGAGAGAGTTCCTGCTAACTTCTTAGGAGACACTCCTACTGCTGTAGGATTTGTTCTTGCATAATACTCGCATACATATGTGATACGAAAGGGGACTCTATTGAGTCCCTTTTCTATTTAAAACAAAAACAACAACATTCAGTTATCATTCTATGATAAGACTTTTGCCAACTACCTCAGCCCAAGTTGTTAGTATAGTCCCTAGGGATTTCTCTAACCTGACCGATATTGACGTGGTTATAACCGAAGATGGAACAGGTGCTACAGAGACCTTGTCTGATGTGTCAGCAAGCTTAAGTAGCAATGGAAACTTTGTACAAGTGTCTATAGCTTCGTCTATTCTCGTTGAAGAGAGCGCATATTATATGGAATTCACAAAAGGTGGCAACATTTGGTTTCGAGACAAAGCCTATGTGACATCTCAGACAAATAAAAACATCGTTCACACCATTAATGACGGAGCATATGACTTCTTTGATGACGGAGACGACAATAAATACATAGTATTGGAATAGTATGAGAAATAACGTGAAAAATAGACAAATTAACTTGGTGAAGCAACCTGCGAAGATGGGGGCTACAAGGATCGTAAATCTATCTAGCTTTCAGACTCCATCTGTTAAGGAAGTATACAACAAGGATTATGTTCTTTACGATGACGGAGATGGTGGAGACTACTTCGAGAACCTGATTGACGCTTATATGGGTAGTCCAACAAACGCTCGTTGTATCAATGGTATTTCAGATATGATTTATGGTCGGGGGCTTGAGGCTACTGATAGCGACATCAAGCCTGAGATGTACGCTAAGATGAAGATGCTTCTTAAGCCAAGAGAAATCAAAAGAGTTACTTCTGATTTCAAGATGCTTGGTCAAGCTGCCGTACAGGTGGTATATAACAAGCAAAAGACAGCTATCGTTAAGGTATTGCATTGGCCAATGGAGACATTGCGTGCAGAAAAAGCACAGGATGGAAAAATTATGGCTTACTACTACCACCCAAAGTGGAGTGAGATTAAACCATCAGACAAGCCTATGCGTATTCCTACCTTTGGCAATAGTTCCAAAGGGGAATACATTGAACTTTATGTGTTTAAGCCATACAGAGCTGGATTCTATTACTATGCCCCGGTAGATTACAACGCTTGCTTGCAGTATTGCAACCTAGAGCAAGAGGTGTCTAACTACCACATCAACAATATAAAAAATGGCCTTCAGCCGTCACTTTTAATCAACTTCAACAATGGTGTTCCGGATGAGGAGACTCAGCAGTTGATTGAGAATAAAATCTACGACAAGTTTAGCGGTACTTCACAGGCAGGTAAGTTTATCTTGACCTTCAATGAGTCTGCTGAGACTAAAGCTGATCTTGAGCCAATTCACTTGCCTGACGCACACGCACAATACCAATTCCTAGCAGACGAGTCTAGGGAGAAGATTATGCTTGGGCACGGAATCGTTTCTCCAATCCTATTGGGTATAAAAGACAACACAGGGTTCGGAAACAACGCGGAAGAGCTTAGAACAGCGTCTATTTTGATGGATAACATCGTCATCAGACCATTTCAGCAGTCCATTATAGATGGCCTGACTGAAATATTGAACTTCAACCAAGTTTACCTAAACCTATACTTCGTTACTCTACAGCCAATCGAGTTCACAGAATTGGAAAACATTTCTACCAAGGTTAAGAGAGAAGAAGAAACAGGTGAGAAACTATCGTCTCAGAAGGATTCTGAGGCCTGTTCTATGCACGATTTCTCTGACGATGAAGGAGATGACCTCTACGCTCAATTAGAAGAGCTAGGAGAGGTTATTAGCGACGAGTGGGAGATTGTACACAGAGAACTTGTTACAGACGAGAATGAGGAGTTTGACTTGACTAGTCTAGCGGTTTCTTCTAAGGACGCGAATCCTGATAATCGTTCTTCTCAGGACAACTCAGGATACAAGGTTAGATATGCTTACTCGCCAATAAGAAACAGCGAGAAAAGCAGAAGATTCTGCAAGCAAATGGAGTCCTTAACCACTAAGAGTATTGTATTCAGAAAAGAGGACATCACTATGATGTCCTTCAGAGGAGTAAATGCTGAGTTAGGTCACAAGGGAAGAAACTATAGCTTGTTCAAATTCAAAGGAGGCAAGAACTGCCACCACCTTTGGGAGAGACTAGTGTATAAGAAAAAAGTAGGAAAGAACACAATTGTAGACGCATCTGAAGCTAAGAAAGACGGATTTGTTGAACCAACGAACCCATCTGAGGTCACTATAAGACCGATAGATATGCCAAATAGAGGTGCTTACCCTAAAAGCAAATAATCGATATGAAAGTATTATTCATTACCCTAGCGGAGCTAAAGAAGAAGTCTATCATCAGCGGAAATCTTGATGCAGATAAATTGGTTCAATTCATTGAAGTTGCTCAGGACATTCATATACAAAACTATTTAGGCACTAAGCTATACAATAAGATGCAAGACCTAGTCTTGTCAGGAGACATCGACTTGGTCGCAAATGCTGACTACAAAGACTTGCTGTCTACATATGTTAAGCCTATGCTTGTTTGGTACTCACAAAGTAGCTACTTGCCATTTGCTATGTATCAAATAAGCAATGGTGGCGTATACAAGCACAGAAGCGAGAATTCAGATACTGTATCTTCTGAGGAAATGAAGGATATGCTTAACAGAATGAACCAAACTGCCGACTTCTACACTAGAAGGTTTCAGGATTATATGGGATACAATAGCCATAAGTTCCCTGAGTACAACCAAACAGGCAATGGCGATATGAACCCTGATCAAACGTACAATTTCAGTTCCTGGGTGTTATGATGACTAAGGCCAAGAATATGTATAAGCCTAAGGAAGATAACGTGAAGAAGCTTGAGGCTTTTTTGAACAAGATTGTACAGAATAACGAAGTAAAAAAACAACTAGATTCTAAGTAATGGGAATTACACTCACCTCTAAGTCAATAGCATCAACATATGACGGATTGTTAAAGCTAACTGACAATGACCCGTTATCGGGTGCATTCAAGAAAGTTACAGATGGCTTTGGTAATGAAACAGGAGTGTCGCTAAACAATACAGGTGCAGTTCAGATATCAGGAACTTTAACCACAGCTGACATTAGCGCGACAAACATAGTTGTGAGTGGATATTTGCGAGGCCCAGCTACATTTGTTATTGATCCCGCCGCATATGGAAACAACACAGGTCTTGTACAGATTCTAGGTGACTTAAGGGTAGATGGTACAACAACCACTATCAACTCGGCTACTTTAGACGTAGCTGACAAGAACATAACTATAGCTAAAGACGCTGCAACTTCAGGAGACGCTAATGGCGCAGGAATCACTATTGCAGGTGCAAATGCTACACTTACTTATTTGTCCGCTACAGACGATTTCACATTCAATAAAGATGTTAGGGCTACTGAATTCATAGGGCCACTTACAGGTAATGTTAGCGGTAACGTGACCGGTAACCTAACCGGGAACGTTACAGGAACCGTTAGCAGTCTGTCAAACCACGATACGGACGATTTAGACGAAGGAACAACAAACTTGTATTTCACAACTACAAGAGCTAGGTCTGCATTTTCCGCAGGTACAGGAGTCAGTATTGCAAGCGGCGTTATTTCTATTGGTCAGTCAGTAGGAACAACAGATAACGTAACTTTTGGTGTTGTAACAGCTAGTTTATCAGGTAATGCATCTACAGCTACTAAATTAGCTACAGCTAGAAACATAGCTATTGATGGCAGCGTAACTGGTAACGCAAACTTTGATGGTAGCGGTGACATAACAATCACCACTACAACCAACCACAACCACGATGACAGATACTACACCGAGACAGAGGTAGGAGACTTCTTTAGTGGTACAACTGCTATAACCGGATACAACAAGACTGATTGGGATACTGCTTACGGATGGGGAGACCACGCTGGATTATATTTGCCTATTGCTGGGAAGGCTGCTGATTCAGAGTTGCTTGACGGAATTAACTCAACACAATTTTTGCGTAGCGATGTAGCTGACACAATGGGTGCGCAACTAACTATTAACTCAGGCAGTTACAACCCATTAAAATTAGACAGGACTGGAACGAACAATGTCAATATGTCCTTCTATCATCAGGGAGTATTAAAGGGGTATTTAGGTATTGGAAGCACAGGAGATTTAAGTTGGGGAACCAATGCTGACTCTGCTTCCAACAATATGATATTGCACGCAGGTAACTTTTCATCTTACGCGTTACCTTTGACAGGTGGCACACTTACAGGTTCACTAACTGTTGATGATAAGATTACCATTACAGGCACAAACAACAACCTGATAATTGACGAAACAGCAGCTAACACCTGGGCGTTTTACGATAGCTTCCAAAACAACGGAATCATATTATATAGTGGTTCAGGAGGTATGGAGTTTCAGTACAATGGTGTAACTCAAATGACTATTAATGGTGCAGGAGTTACATTTAGCGGTACTTTGTCATTTACAGGAGGTTTAGGTACTACCAATTCAGATATAGAGATATTTACTACAGGAGCAACAACTAGAGGAATCAATTGGTACGATAGTGGCCTATTAACATCTAGAATAATCAGCTCAGGTTCAGACGATGGTAAGGTTACCATATTAACCAACATAACGGACTCTATTACTGGAGGAACAGTATTTGAGGTAAAAGAAGGTTCTACAGGAACTTCTATTATGTCTTTGTCAGACACAGGAGTCATTACTGCCTCGTTAAATGGGAATGCTACAACTGCAACAACATTACAAACTGCACGCACAATTAACGGAACTAGCTTTGATGGTAGTGCGAATATAACTATTACAGCTAACACGCCTAATACATTAACGCGTGGAACTTATCTTACTGGTTCAAATTTTAATGGTTCAACCGCAACAACCTGGGCTGTTGATGCTACTAGCGCAAACACAGCGAGTAAGGTAGTAGCTAGAGATGCTAGTGGTAATTTTAGTGCTGGAACAATTACAGCTACATTAAGCGGTAATGCAAGTACAGCTACTTCAGCCGCTACGTTAACTACATCGCGCACAATTAATGGGACTAGCTTTAATGGCTCTGCTAACATTACTACAGCAAGTTGGGGTACAGCAAGAAGCATTACTTTGACAGGAGATGTCACAGGCACTTTAGCTAGTGTTGATGGTAGTGCTAACATTTCAATAGCAACTACCATAGCAGCGAATAGTGTTGCGCTAGGCACAGATACAACAGGTAATTATGTGGCAGGAGCTACAGCAGGACAGGGGATTACAATCACCGGTACTGCTGGAGAAGGTTGGTCACCAACTATTGGGTTAACAGCTTTAGACCTAACATTGTTCCCAACAAGTAACTTTAAGAAGTCAGTAAAAGTAGCCACAACGGCAAACATTACTTTAAGTGGAACTCAGACTGTTGATGGCGTTGCTGTTGTTGCGGGTGATCGTGTACTTGTTAAAGACCAAACAACTTCAGCGACAAATGGAATCTATATAGTTTCAGCTACAGCTTGGGCACGTTCTACAGCAGCGGATGGTTCTGCCGAGATAGATAATGCTATTGTTGCAGTAGACCAAGGAACTACAAACGGAGGTCAATACTATACAAACACATTCAAAACTACAGATACGGTTGGAACAACCGCTATGCCTTGGTATAGGATTCCAATAGACGCACCAGGATATATATATGCATTCGGCATTAGCGGTAACGCTGCTACTGCTACCTCAGCCGCTACATTGACCACAGCTAGAACCATCAATGGTACTAGTTTCAATGGTAGTGCAAACATAACAACAGCTAACTGGGGTACCGCTAGAAGCGTTACCCTTACCGGTGATGTTACAGGTTCTGTTGCTTCATTTAATGGTTCAGGCAACCTTTCTATTGCTACGACCATCGCTGCAAACAGCGTTGCTTTAGGAACAGATACTACAGGTAATTACGTTGGCGATGTTACAGCAGGTACAGGAATAACAATAGGTGGTTCAGCAGGAGAAGGAACTAGCCGTAGTATTGGTCTTATTGCCGCTGATTTAACGCTATTCCCTACTTCTAACTTCAAGAAGTCTGTCAAGGCAGCAACAACAGCAAATATTACTTTAAGTGCTGCGCAAACAATTGATGGAATAGCTTGCGCAGTTGGCGATAGGGTTTTGGTTAAAGACCAAACAACTTCTGCGCAAAACGGAATATACATAGTTGCTGCTGGTGCTTGGACTAGGTCTACTGCTGCCGATGGGTCTTCAGAGATTGACAACGCAATAGTTGCGGTAGATCAAGGAACTACTAATGGTGGTCAGTATTATACAAATATGTTTAAGACCACAGACGTAGTTGGAACAACCGCTATGCCTTGGTTTAGAATACCTATTGATTCGCCTGGTTACATCTATGCTTTTGGTGTTAGCGGAAATGCTGGTAGCGCAACTATATTGCAAACAACACGCACAATTAATGGTGTAAACTTTAATGGTTCTGCAAACATTACCATTACAGCTAATACACCACAGACGTTAACTAGAGGTACATATTTAACTGGTTCTAACTTTAATGGTGGTACTGCAACAACTTGGGCTGTAGATGCAACAAGTGCCAATACAGCTAGTAAGGTTGTTGCAAGGGATGCGTCAGGTAACTTTAGCGCAGGAACAATCACAGCGTCTTTGAGTGGTAATGCTAGTACAGCGACTAGCGCAGCGACTTGGACAACTGCTAGAAACTTAACTATAGGTTCTACAGCTAAATCTGTTAATGGTTCTGCAAACGTATCTTGGTCTTTAGCTGAAATTGGTGCTCCATCAACAAGTGGGTCTGGGGCTTCTGGAACTTGGGGCATATCTGTTTCCGGGAACGCAGCTACAGCATCAACTGCTACTGATGCTTTAAGGATGTTTAGGTCTGACAACAGAACTATATCGCCAAGCGAATTAGGGGCTGGTAGAATGGAATTTGGGTTTACTTCTTACGCAAACAACAACACCGCCCCTTATGGCGATTATTTACATTTACGTTCATATACGGATTCTTCTGGTGGTAATGACAATTTGTTGATGTTCAGAAAAGACGGGTCTATTGGAATGAGGTTGTGGACACAAGCTTGGGGTTCATCAACTGCATATTCCACATATAAAGACGTGGCGTTTACAGATAGTAGTATAAGCGGAAATGCTGGTTCAGCAACAATATTACAAACAGCCCGCACAATAAACGGTACTAGCTTTAACGGAAGCGCAAACATAACCACTGCAAACTGGGGTACTGCACGAACCATTAATGGAACTTCAATAGATGGAAGCACAAACTACACTACCGCCAACTGGGGTACTGCAAGAACAATTAATGGCACGTCAATAAACGGGTCTACTAACTATACGACCGCCAACTGGGGTACAGCTAGACTAATAAATGGAGTTTCTATAAACGGGTCAACAGACTACACCGTTGAACCATACGTTGAACGTGACGATACAACAAACGCTTTAAGGTATTTGACCTTTGTAGACAACGAAACAGCTGGCTACAAGCGTTTAAATATGGATATTGCGTTAAAGTACAACCCAAGTACCGACACACTAATAGCTACCAATGTAAGTGGCACTTTATTGGGTGGTTTTAACACCAGTGTAGGTTCGCAAATTGTGGGGTCTTATACTGGTTCATATACTACTGATTCGTCACCACAAGCGTTGTTATTGTCTAACACTAGTGCGTCAACAGCTGCGCAAGTAATGAAAATTAGAACATCATCGTCTACAACGATGGCAGCTATTTCTTTTTGGAACTTGACTACACTTCGTGGACACATTTCCGTAACTGGTTCTGGTACTACTTATAATTCAGTTTCTGACTACAGGCTAAAAGAAAACGTAGTAGACCTTGACAACGCTGCTGAAAGAGTAATGAATTTGAAGCCTAGAAGGTTTAGCTTCATAGGAGACAATGGCAGAATGGTTGATGGTTTCTTGGCACACGAAGCACAAGAAGTTGTTCCGGAAGCAGTTGAAGGTCAAAAAGACGCTATTGATGAACAAGGTAATCCTGCGTATCAAGGAATTGACCAATCTAAATTAGTTCCATTACTTACTGCGGCTTTGCAAGATGCATTGAAGAGAATTGAAGCACTAGAGAAAATAATTTCAAACAAATAAATATGGCTGAGTACAAGTGGACTATAGACAAGGTTGATTGCTACACGCTGAAAGATGGGTTAGAAAATGTAGCATATAACGTGCATTGGACTTATTCACTCACAGAAGGAGAAGATATTGTTTCGATGAATGGAGTTACAGGTGTTGGTTCTCCAAATCCTGACAACTTCTTATCGTTCGATCAGCTTACTGAAGATATTGTTGCCGGTTGGGTTGAGTCAATAATGGATGTAGATAGAATGAAGAATTTATTGACAGATTGGCTTGATGAAAAGAAAGCACCTAAAGTTATTACGCTTAAATTGAGTCAAGTTGTTGAACCTGAAGCATAAATAATTATATTTGTATGAACCAAAAAGAAACATTATGCAACTATTAGACGAACAAGAATTGAAACAGCTTCAAGATCAGGAGCAGAAAAAGAATGCAATTGTCAATGACCTTGGTATATTGGAGCTAAAGAAGCACGAGCTTTTACACGCGTTTGCTGTTGTACAAGCCGACCAAGAAAAGCTTAAGATTGACATCGAAGCTAAGTACGGAAAGATTAGCATCGACCTAAAAGATGGTAGCTTTACAAGCATCGTAGAAGAATTACAACACGAAGAGGAATAATCAGTTACCATATTGGTTAGCGACAAAAGGAGGGTCTAACCCTCCTTTTTTTTATACATATAATACAATGGCATTGGACGAGAAAATTTCATTCGTTAGCGGTTACATTCTTACGGCCGCGACAGCAGTATCTATGATGGGACTGCTACAAGCAGCAATGGTTGGTTTAATCGGTGGTTTCTTTGGCCTTATAGGCAAGGAGCTTTTTTATTGGGCTAAAAAACAATTAAAAAAATGAAGAACTTTAAAGAAGGAGTTACAACTACAATCTTAGGATTCTTTATCCTTATAGGAAACTTTTATTACCTACTTGAGCGTAATGGAGGCGCAATGATATTCTTTGGTATGTTGGTTGTTTCTTTGGCTTTATTTCTAGCTCCTGATGATCTTGTAAAAGGTATTAAGGCACTCATAAAAAAGAACCAAGACAAACAGCTATGAAAACATCTAAGCTCGGTCTCGAAATAATAAAGGAGCACGAGGGGTTTAGAAGCAAACCATATCTATGCCCTGCGGGTGTACCAACCATTGGATACGGAAGTACATATTATCCTGATGGCAAGAAAGTAAAGATGTCTGATCCTGCCATAGATAAGATTACCGCTGAGGTTTTGTTAAGTCTTACACTAAAGCAATACGAGGACTGCGTTCACAACGCTGTTAAGTCCAATATAAACCAAAATCAGTTTGACTCACTAGTCAGCTTCGTATACAACTTAGGCTGCGGCAACTTCAAGAAGTCTACGCTACTGAAGAAGATAAACGCAAATCCCTGTGACCAAAGTATTCTACGGGAGTTTATGAAATGGAACAAAGCCGGGGGGAAAGTTCTGAAAGGATTAACCACTAGAAGACATTATGAAGCGAATCTTTACTTTACTGATATTTAGTATACTTACTTCCTGCTCAGTCAAGAAGCAGGTGGCTAAGTCTGAATCATCTACGAAGGTTGAAACCGAGGTCATAAAAACCGAGGTTGAAACAATTAGCACGATAAAAACAGAAGACACAGACGTATACGAAGTGGAAGTGGTTGCAAAAGACTCATTACAGCCCATTACAATCAATTTAAACGGCACTACACAGACTTTCTCAGGAGCAAGCAAAGTAGTCTTCAGAAAGAAAAAAGAAGCTATTGTTACGCAGGAAACGAAGTCTGTTGAGTCCAACGAAAAACAGACTTCGGAATCTTTGGAAGTTAAGGAAGTTATGGCAAAGGACGTGAGTAGAAACGGAATCAAATTTCTTGTTCCGCTATTCGTTCTTATTGCTGTTGGGTATGTTATTTACAGGGTAGCTAGAAAAAGCTTTCTCATATAACGAACGATTCTCGTTAGAATATAATTAGCCCCAATACAGTTGTGTTGGCGTTCGCTTTTCGCTATGGCTTCAGCGAACTATGATACTAGGTCTGCTAAATGCTTCCTTCGAATAAGGCAAAGTTACAGAAAAAAAATGACAAAGTCAAGATTGATAACTTGACAACTTATCAACTACACGTTATTATCCGTTTGTCTATATTTGCTATATGATGTTCGAGAACTACATACCGACAACAGAGGAGCTTCACTTAGCAGTAGGTAAATTGCTTACAGCGGAGTTTGACAGCGACAGAAAGAAGATTGACGAGTTGCTTATGGTTAACGTCAACCTTCATTGTCAGTTAGGTAGTGACTCAAGCAAGTCCGATAAGGAACACGTCAAGAAGCTTAGCCGTATCATCTTCAGGGCGATTAAGACTATTGACAAGTACGAAGGAGAAAACTTCATCAGAACTCAAGACGGAAGCCAATATGAGCCAAGAGTTAACTAAGGAGCAAATAAAGAACTGCGAAGGTCTTAATTACCTTACTTGGGATATGTTCGATAGTCCTGACTCTCCTGGTAGTGGATACAACTTTATGGAGCGTGAACCGGTTATCATATTGGACGAGATTGTTAAGAAGACAAGAAGGCATTTGAACATAGAAAGAGGATACTTGTCTAAAGCTGCTGCTGATAAACTAGGACTAGCCAGTAACAACTCTCACAGAGTAGGACGCGCTATTCAAATAAGAGTAGTGGGTCAAAGAAAAAGAATGGATATCATTAAACACCTATGCTTATTAGGTGTAACTAGAATAGCCGTAGGAAAGGACATATTGTACTTCGATACGGACGGATTAAAAAACGATGCGTTTATGATCTGGTAGCTAACTGTTCCCCCTTCAGTTATTGTGTTTTCATTGTTGATTGTGTTCGGAAGGCCACCCCAAAAGGGTGGCTTTTCTGTTAAAAAGTGTTAAAGTTTAAAAAACACTTGCATATATCGAATGAGTAAAATAGATTTGCTAAACAATTAAAACAATTATTAACTTAATCATTTAAAAAAATGGGAACAACAAATGAAAAGGTGTTAAACAAACTAGCTCAGCTTAGAGCTGTTAAGGAACACGTTGACAACAATCGAACAAGCTTTATTACAGAGGTTGTCAAGAAGAAAATCGCAAACCAAAATTTGTGCAAAATTCTAGATGAACACTCAATCATTCTTAACAGGGGAACTAAAAAAAAACCTGATTGGATTTGGAATACAATCATTCCTAATGTTAAGATGGCTGAAAGAGTTCTTCACCTTCAAAGAGAGCTTGAGAGAACTTACAATCGCTCTAAAGGATTACAAAGACCAAGAGTAGAAAGATTGGTATACACTAAACAATCAGTTGAAGACGCGCAAGTTGTAGAAGAGGTTGTAGAACCTGTGGTTAATACTAAACCAAACTACATCAACAAGAGAGCTATGTACATCGAGGCTATCCTTGAGTTGAATCCTGAAATCAGACTTCACAACGGAATCGTAATCACATTTGAGAAGGATTCAGTATTAATTGCTAAGAACGACAAAAACATTAGAACAAACGACCCTGAATTATTCAAGCAAATAGCTCAGATGGTTTCTTTATGAAGGAGAGGTTAAGTGAAATGACAGAGCTTCCTAAGTGGTGGGATGAGGGCCTTAACCTGATTACAGGGTTTAGGCCTGAAGACCACGAAACAGGCTCTGAGGCGGAGAAGAGATATTATAGACCAAATTCAGGATACTCAACACAAATAGAAGAATAATGTACGACTTATTAAATTACAAAGAAGCTAGAATACTAGCGTTACTTGATCACATAACAAAGCTAGAAGCTGAGAACGAAAAGCTAACAACATACATCTTTGAGCTTTGTGACAGAGATTGTCCAGCGGAATATAAAAACGTAGTTAAGAATGATGTATTTCACGGTAGACAAACTTCAGATTCACTATAGCGAAGTAAGGGATATCCTTGCTGAAGCTATCGCTAAGTCTCCGGACAACGAAAACGTAATAAAGCTAAGAGCAGGATTCCATTACATAATGAATCACCTAGTAGACAACGAGATAAGACTTAACAGGGCTGATATGGAGATATACAACTTATCTGCTCAGTTACGAGAGGAACTAAAAAAAACTTGGCTATCAAGTAACAATAATTCAAAATAATTTATTAACTTGCATCAAATACTTTTAAACAATGGCACAGAAAACATTTCACGAAAGGGTAATAGCAGTTCAGACTGAGCTGAAGGCACCAAAAAATCAGTACAATTCCTTCGGGAAGTACAGCTACAGAAATCAGGAAGACATCCTGGAATCCGTAAAACCATTACTAGCGAAGTACAATCTATCGCTAACAATCACAGATGAGGTAAAATCTATTGAGGGAGCGTTGCCTTACATAGAGGCACGCGCTATCTTACACGCTCCTGATGGTAGTGTAGAAGCTAAAGCACAAGCAGGTATCGACCCAAACCGCAAAGGTATGGACATCGCTCAATCATTCGGTTCATCTTCATCTTACGCAAGAAAGTATGCTCTTAACGGACTATTCTTGATTGACGACACTAAGGACGCTGACTCAACAAACACACACGACAAGACTACAACGTCTGCTCCTGTAGTGGCTGAGGCTAAGTTACCTTGGTTGAACGAGAACAGCGCAGACTTCCAAAAGATTCTTGCTTATATGAAAAACGGAGGTACTATCGAAGAAGTGAGAAAAAGATACAGCGTATCAAAAGCAATAGCAGAAAAACTAACCAAATAAAAATATAGTTATGAGTCAAGAAAAAATTTATGTAGGATCAGGAAAGCAAGTTACCGGTAATTACGGTACATTTAGAAGTGTAAATATTTGCTTAACAGATTTACCAAGTGAGTTCATCAATGAGTACAAAGGTAAGAAGTACATCAAGTTGAACATAAACGATAAAAAGGAAGCAGACGCTTATGGCAAAGACGTTAGTATCTCTGTAGATACTTGGAAGCCTGAGGCAAAAGCTGCTCCAACAGCGGCTGCTTCAGCAACGGCCGCTGAGGTACTAGGGGATCTCCCTTTTTAGTTAGTTGATTTTAGTTATGGTGAGGGGGGCTTTGGCCCCCTTAATCTAATGGTAAACACACACAATGATAGAACTAAGAAAATACATCGAATCGGGGGATTTAGATGCAGTAACAATACTACTAGAGCAATATGAAAGCGAACTATACATTGACCCAAATACGCCCCTGGAGCATCCTCCTGTGGCTATCAGCTTTGGCAGTCATAGTATCGGAGGGAATTTATATCCAACTCCAATCGCCACATATGGCAACCTAGTTGTGATACAGGCACCACCAAAAAGTATGAAGACATATCTAACATCTTTACTAGTAGGAGCGTTCATTGAGGGCGGTACTTCTCTTGGCTATGGTGGTATGAAAGGTCATAGTGATGGTAGAGACGTGTATCACTTCGATACGGAACAAGGAAAATTTCACGCACAAAGGGTGTTCTCTAGAACGCACAGGATGGCTAAGAAACCTGAATCAGGATATTATCCATATGCGCTAAGACCATTGGATCACCTTGAGAGAAAAGAATTTATCAAATACTGCTTGTTTAATAAGTCTGAGGCGGTAGGAATGTTTATCTTAGACGGTATAGCTGACTTAGTTTCTGACGTCAACAATATAGAAGAATCAAATGCTATAGTGCAGGACGTTATGCGATGGACACAGCAACTCAATTGCGTGGCCATCTGTGTAATCCACCAAAACTATGGTTCAGACAAACCAACAGGACACCTAGGTTCAGCCCTACAGAAAAAAGCTGAGACAATGATTAAAGTAGAAAGAGACGGAATGACGGCTAGGATATCAGCAAAGGACTCAAGAAACTTCCCATTCGAGGAATTCGTTATGAAGATAAATCAGCACGGATACCCGGAGGTAATACCGAACGTAATCAATCAAGTATGACGATAAAGCTTGAACTAAATATAAGGCCAATGCCACATCAGTCTGTCAGGTTTACCAGGGCAGGCAGGACATTTAAGCCTAAGAAAATAATGGATTATCAGTCTTACGTTCGTAAGTTGGTAGAGGAACAATTGCCCGAGGGATTCAGCATAATCCCTGCGGGCGTTCCCATTTTTATACGTCAGCTATCTTATCAGTACGAATGGTCAAGCTCCACGCCTAAGAAGAAGCGCGTTGGGAAGGTGTATAAGCCAACCAAACCTGATTTGCAGGATAACCTGAACAAAGCATTTTTGGATGCGTTAGAAGGCCTTGTTTACGAGCAAGACCAAAATATAGTTAGCATTAATGGCCTTGAGAAATATTATGGTGAGGGGGACAAAATCACCTTAATACTAGAATACGATGCTTGAGAAACTAGGAAGGAATCATTCGATTTGGGTTAAGATGGTGATTGGTATGGGTTGCAAGCTAGATGTTGCTGAGGATATAGTGCAGGAAATGTATCTGAGGATGCACCGTCTTATCCAGGATGAGTCCAAGATAATGTACAACGATGAGGAGGTCAATAAGTTCTTTGTCTATGTTACGTTAAAAAATATGTATATGGATTACCTGAAGGCAAAGAACAGGTTTACTGTCTTCGAGTTTAGGGAGGATGACGATCCTGACAAAATGAATTTAGACGAGTATATAGCTGATGACGTAGACAATGACGAACAGCGTGGCTTTGAAAATATGGTCAACTCAATTGTGGACGAGATGAGCAATTGGCCTAGGTACGATGTAATCTTGGCAAACATATACTTCAAGACAAATTACTCGCTTAGAGATATATCAAATGGTTCAGGCATCAGCCTGACCTCCATATTCAACTCAGTCAAAGGATACAGGGCTAAGTTGAAGGAAAGGCTTATGGAGGACTACGAGGACTATTTGAACGGAGACTGGCATTTAATCGGAAAATATAAAACAAATGGAAAGTAAGAAAAACTACAAGAAACTCGACAAAAGAACAAAGGAGTACAAAGAATGGAAGGCATCACAGGAGGCCGCGCCAAGCGGACTCGGTGATACTATAGAGAGCATAACAGAAGCTACAGGTATCAAAGCGGCTGTTAAGTTCCTAGCCGGAGAACTCTGCGGTTGTGACGCTAGGAAGGAAAAACTGAATAAGGTGTTCAGATACGAAAAGCCTGAGTGCTTAACCGAAGATGAGTATAATTATTTGGTGGATGAGATGAGGGTGACCAAGAATACCATCAGCCAAACAACTCAGCTTAAGATGCTTAAGGTATATAACAGAGTATTCCACAAGAACAAGCAGGCTACGTCTTGTGGCCCTTGCTTCAAAGAGGTTTACGACTCACTAAGAAAATTGATTAATGAGTATAACTAAAGAATGGATAGAGAGCGATTTGTTTGATTGGCTAAAGGCTAATAGATACCCCGACCTCGTTAAGTCAAATAAGCAGATGTCTAGATGGGATTGTTATTCTCCTAGCACTACACACCGGATAGAACTAAAATGTAGAAAGAAACACTATGAAACACTTCTTCTTGAGCGCAAAAAATACGATTCAGTTGTGGATAAATGTAATGAGAATCTTGACGTTCCTGT